CCCTGAATTTATGCCAGCCCATCTGGTAGCCGCAGCCAAGCACCAGGGTCTTGCCGACGAAACGGGCGCGACTGTCCTTGGCGACGGTGGAGGGATCGACGCCATAAACCCGTGCGCCAATCTCCTCGTAGACTTTCCGCTTCTGGCGGAACGCCTCGACCAGATCATCCTGCCCCGCCAGCCACGCGACACCCACCGCCTCGACCGAGGCGAAGTCGCCCGCCGCGATCTCGTGACCCTCGGCGGGGATGATCGCGCCGCGCAACATTTTACTGATGACATCGAGCGGCGGGCCGGCGATCGCGTCCACCATCGCGGCGCCATGGTCGAGCAGTTCCCGATGACCCTCCCAGTCATGCACGACATCCCTGGGGAAATTCTGCACCTGGAGGCCCTGACTGATGTAACGCCCGGTCGATGCGCCGTGATAGCCGAGCAGCCCTTTTACGCGGCCGTCTTCGCTCGACCGTTCGTGAATGGCGTAGAGCTTCCTGACCGATATCTTCCCCGCCTCCAGGCGGCACCGGAGGACGCTCTTCTCCAGCAGGCCGACACGGGGATCAGCGATCAAACGCTGGATGTCACGTCGGCGCAGGTCGGGGACCACCTCCTCTTCCGGTTCAACCTCTTCCAGGTCTTCGAGCAGCTCACCCTCGCGGGCGAGATCCGGTGGCGGCGAGAGGTCCACGCCACGCTTCATCAACCACGTCTTGAGCGCGCCAACATTGGACGCGGTTTTCACGACACCGACCGTCAGCAGGTTCATGTCGTGATTGAGAAGTTTAACAGTCTCCTCGGCGACGATCGACGCGGCGGCGATAAAGGACATGTCGAATCGCACACCCCTGTCATTCATGGTTTCCGTCAGATCCCAGACCTCGAGTTCCGGCTGGGGCAGAGCGGCCGTGGAACGACAGACCTGGCGCTCCACTTTCACATCGGTCGAGCAATACTCGGACAGCCTGGTCATGCGGTCCTCGTCTTCCCACCACGCCAGCGAGCCATCCGCCATCCGCCTCGGTTTGCACATCTGGAGCATCAGGCGCCAACCGTCGCCGTCTTTCTTGATCGGCAAGCCCAAGGCCATTCCCGCCCCATCGAGGCTGGCCGGTAGAGCCTGGGCGCGGGCGCGGGCCATCGTGCAAATCCATCTGTCGATCGCGACCAACGGCCAGCCGTGACGCGGGTGCAGGACGCCCTCGATCAGCAGCCGCTCGAACTGGGCGTTATGGGCGACGACCTCTTTCGTGGGGTCTTCCAGGTGTTTGAGGTATTTCGGGAGCAGATCACGCCCCGGTCGCCACTCCCACGGCTCTTCCATGCCGATGGCGAGGCGGGCGACTGTTACTGAAGTGGAAGGGTCCGAGGCGTAGACATACGCCCCGGTCTTCCGCAAATCGACGGTCGAGCGTGTCTCCAGATCCAGAAACAGCAGGTCGTCGATATTGGTCATCAGAACTCGTCTTCCATTTCCTCAACGACCTGGTCGAAGTCCTGCGCCGCCGACGTGCGGCCGAAAGCGCCGTCGTGCTTCAGCAACTGGACGTTGCCAAGACCCAAACTGACCCCGACCCCGATGTTATTATAACAGAACGGTCTCACGCTGATGTTGGCCCAGCGCCCGGCGTAAACCGCGCGCGGGTCGGTGACCGGCTCCAGGCTGGCGTCAACGATGGCCGGCTTGTCCTTGGAACTGGCGGATATGAAGTGCCAGCCTTTCTCGTATCCCGCCATATGCTCTTTCTCTTCAGCACGGCGGACGACCGATTCAGGACGGCGGGCATTCGGCGGCCATTTCTTCATGTCCTTGCCCCATGCCTCCGCGCACAGATCGTTGAGCGCCTTCAGCAAAGGCGCCACGTCGAAGGTGGGCGGGAGCAATAAGGTCGTCTTATATTTCTCCTCACTGTCGTTGAACCCGGACGGCTCGATCAAGGATGGAAAGGAGAGACGGCCGGGACCGAGGCGGATGGTCGATACAACTGGTTTCTGTGCCATTTGGTTACTGTTCCTCTGTGTTAACTATTTCGAACTCGATAGCCCTCGGACCCACCGGAGCCCGAGGATCAGACGCCGGAACCAGCGCGGTTCCGGGATCTGATAGTGTAACCAGTTCGTTCCATTGAACCGGCTTCTTCAACTTCTTCGCCTTCAGGATCTTCTCGATCTGAGTGGGCGAGTGGAGTTTCGTGACATAAGCGTCATCGCCTAGCACGCCCCTCAGTATAAATTCAGCGGACAGATCGTCCGCCCACACCCTGCGGCCGCGTTTATCGACCAGCTTCCACCCTGGTATTTCCTCGCCTTTATCGACGAGGGATTTGGCGTGAGCGCGAACGGCGGTGATCCATTCGTCGATCAGGTCCGCTTCTTCAAGAACCCGAGACAGTTGAAGCAGGGTCATCCGGTCCGGCCGGGGCGGTACCAGATCCGCGTTACCGAACTCGGTTCGCGCCGCGACAAGGGCGCGCTCCCGCAGCGCCGGGCAGTCGCCCGAGGCGCGGCAGAAGCGGCAGTGATCGCCGGCGATCCTGGGCGCTGACGGATCGAGCGCGGCTTCCGCGATCTCGATCAGATCAGCCGCCAGATCCTGTACCTCCGCGACCGTCATGATGGTGCGTTGCGGCGGCCCGAGGGCCGGCTGGACGACCACCAACTCGATCTGGGTGATCTCGTGGGCGAGCCCGGTGGGCAGGCTGTGCAGGGCGCCGAGGCCGTATCCGCCCAACTGGAGATTGACCCTCCCATCGGCACGGCGGACGGGGACGGGCACCCCCCGGCCGGTCTTGAAGTCGGCGACGTATAAGGTCGGCGGGGCGATGATCACCGCGTCGGCGGTGCCCCAGTAAAGCTCCGAGAGGGCGGAGAGTTCGAACGCCTGCTCCAGCAATAACTCACCGCCGAGACGATCGTGCGCCGCCTGGACTTCGATCTGATAGGCGAGGATCATCTCCGCGCCCTCCGGGTCTTCAGGCAGAGCGTCGAGAGGGTTCAGCCCTTCCTTGATGCACGCCGGCGCCAGTGCATGGAGATCGGTTCCGCGTTGGGCGTAGACGGAGGTGGGGTTTGGCCGACCTTCCTCGGCCGCCATGCTGCCTGGACAGCAGTAACGGCGTTCAAGGGCGGACATTCCGAGGGGAGAATGACCCCGCGCGGGTGGCGTGTCGTTCACGCCCCATACTCCGCGAGAACCTTCTGGGCTTCCTCGGCGATCGCGGGCCATGTCGCGGGGTCGCACTCGGACAGGCGACGCGCGCCGCCACGATTCTCCAGGATGTTGGTGATCGCCTTGACCTTGAGCGGATGCACCGCGCCGACTTTGCTCAACAGAGAGCGCATGGCGGGCTCATCAAGGGTCTCGGGAGGTGGAGGCGGCGAGGGGGCCAGTGGCGTTGAATTAACGGGCGCCTCCGCGCCATTGGTTTTCGCCCTGGAGCGTGTTGGTTTTGGCGGCAAAGGCGTCGGAGCGACGGCGGGTGCTTCGGGCTTCGGCGCGGGCGGCGGAATACCCTCTGTCATGGGGTAGTCGCCATCGACCGGCTCCAACAACCGTGAAGGGCCGGCTTCGTCCTTGGTGACGCCTTCCGGGCCAACAACGATGGGCCCAGCGGACTCCGGTGAAGGCCACGGCGCCGCTTTCAGCTTCGCGCGAGAGAGGAGCACATACATCAGCTCCTCCTCGGTCAGGTCGATCACGCAGTTAATGGTTATACTCACGAAGTCTCCTCCAAAAGTTGTGTGACGATCCGCCGCTTGCGGCGGACGATGTCGGCGACCCGGGCGTCGATAGAGTCCGCGACGGTCAGGATGGAGACACGCACGGGGCGGGCCTGGCCGGCGCGATACAGACGCGCGATGGCCTGGTCGATGCTCGCCGCCGTCCAGTCGGTCTCCAGGAATATCGCCCGGCGGGCGCTCTGGAGATTGAGACCGAACCCGGCGACGCGGACGGAAGCCACGAGGACGCGCGCCGTGCCAGCCTCGAAGGCGGCCAGGGCGCCAGCGCGTAGCGCCGGTCCCGTCTCGCCCATCAGGAGGCGGGCGCCAAAGTGATGGCAGGCGTCGGCGACGGCCTGGAGAGCGGCGACGTGAACCCCGAAGAGGACGATACGATCAGCCCCACCTTCAATCTCGCTCCTGATCAGATCAATCGCGGCGCGGGATTTGGCCAGCGCGAGGACGCGGCGGGTGCTGGCGAGCGGCAACAACATCGCGTTGAGCCGCTGCCACCCCGCCTCGTCGCCGCCCTCGATCTGGGTGAGGATAACATCTAACTCATTCCGTTGTCGATCTGTCATCGTCGCCTCGACCGCCCGGCGGTCGGCGGGGCTGATCTCGACGGGCAAGGTGTCAACAGTCAGCGGCGGCAGGTCGGTGACATCGGACAGTTTCACGCGAGAGGCGCATTTCGAGAGGATGGTGCGCAACTCTTCTGTATTACGGGCACCTACTATGACGGGACCGAATGTCTTTTGGATAGTGACGCAATACCGTTCGAGGAAGAGGGCTTTCTGGACGCGACCGGGGATAAGGTTGGGGAAAAGGCGGCTGAGGTGTGGATGGAGCTCGTCAGGGCTGTTGAGCACGGGCGTTCCCGTGGCGATCCAGACCCGGCTCGATCGAGTATATAAAGCGCCTTTACTGTAGATGGTCGCGCCGTAAAACGCGCGGGTCCGCGCGGCGCTACCATGACCGAGGGCATGACCCTCGTCGCAGACCATGGATTCCCAGAATAGCTTGTAGAGCTGTTTCCAGATCTCGACCCTTCGCATCAAATCGTAGCTGACGATGACGATGTCGGCGGTGTCATCGACGATCGATTTGCCGTTGGTGATCCGCTGGACGCGGACGCCAGGACGCCAGGCGGCGATGTCGGCGAGGGTCTGCGGGATCAGGACGGATTGCGTTATCCACAACTGACGCCCGCCCACGGTCGCTCCGGCGCGGATCAGCGCGGCGGTCTTGCCGGTCCCCATGTCCCACAGCAGCAGGAAGTGGCCTTTGACGAGGGCCGGGATGACCGCGCGTTGATGCGCCCAAAGGGCGAGTTGAGAGGTCACCATTCGTCGGTCTCGACAGGTTCCGGTGCCCGCTCCGGCGCGGGCAGACCCGACGCGAGTATCCCCACGATTACTGAACGCAATATCAAGATCCTGCCGGACAAACGGATGGCGGGTAGTTCACCCCTGGCGACCTGGCCGTATATCGTTCTCGGCGGGACGCCAAGAACACGAGCGGCCTCCGCGACCGAATACGTGTGAGAAGGCAGTGCGCTGTTCATGTGGAGCGTGTAACAGGTAGCGCGTATGGCAACAAGGGGAAAAGTGATGCGGTTCACGAAAGAGAACACGGAAGGCGCTGACGACGAGGACATCGCGCAGATGAATGAGCGCTACCATCTGGTTGCGGACGGCATAAAACCGGAAACCGTTAGCGCGACGTTCTTCGATAATCTGGCGGAGATAATCAGGCACGAGGTGCTGGTGGGGAAGCGGTTGAAAGAGGCTTTCCGGGACTATCAACGAAAAGGTGGCGGTAGTGGCGAATAAATAGGTTGCATTATGATCGTGAAGGGTTCATATAGGTTTGGTCAACACGATGAAGGACTGAACATATGGACGATTTCCTCACGCTCCTCTTCCCCAACGAGACACGCACGACGGCGGAAATCGCCGCCGCTGTTGAAGCCCTGGTGGTCGAGGATCGTGCCCGCGTCGCGTCGGTGAAGGCGGCGCTGGTGGTAAAGGCTTCCGCGCCGCGCTGCTCGCGCTGCGGCGGAACGGGCCGCCTCTCCCAGTTCATGCACCGCGCCAACGGCGTGTGCTTCGCCTGCGGCGGCTCCGGCGATGCCTAAAGAAAAACCGGCGGCGTGGGGGACGCCGCCGGAGAAGTGGGGGTGTGACGAATAACGAGTGGAAAAGGAATGTAAGCAGATGAAAACGAGCAACGCAACGCTGATGACGAAATGCACGGAGTGTGGAGGCGCGGGGATGAGGACGCACGATCACCCCAACGACCCATGGGCGAAGACCTGGGAATGCCGCGAGTGCGAAGGGACCGGCGAGGTCGTGGCTTCTTGCGAGTGCTGCCAGCGTGACGCGGTGGAAGCGTTCGACGGGCTGATGCTCTGCTCCGTATGCGCGGAAGAGCAGCGGCTCGATTACGCGATGGAAGCGGCGGAGTACCGGTCGTGAGCGGGCGCCTGACCGCTTACGACATCCGGATGATGCTGCTCGAACTGGATTGCGCGGTGAGGTTCAGGCTCCAGCCCGACACACACGCGGGTTGCATCAACTCGGTGCGCGACACGCTGCTCCGCGCCAGCCTCGGAGATGTGACGGTGGAGAGGGAGGAAAAGCCATGAGCGAGGACATGGAGCGGGTGGTGGGGATCATCGAGGATGACCGTTCCCGCCGCCTGGGCGCGGCGCTGACGGCGTTGCGGTGGACGTCAGGGGATCTGGCCGAGGTGCTCGGCATCGGCGTCTCCACCGCTCGCAGGTGGCGGGAAGGGCTATACCCGGTCCCGGACGCCGTCATGGCCTGGATCGAGGGGCTGGCGGGAGCGGTGGCGGCCGCGGGGCCGCCGCCGGTGCGGGTGAAGATCGGACATCGGCCGTCGAAGGAAATGGACGAGTGGGCTGAATGGGGCTGACGGGACGGGAGAGGATCGGGGAAGGGCGACGGGAGACCGTCGCCCTTTTCGCGTCCATGGTGCGGACTGGTGAGAGGGACGGGTGAAATGACAGAGAAAAACGAAGATCGGACACGGGGACTGAATCTCAGGAACATACCTGGCCTGGTGGCGATGCTGGCCGTTGATCGGTGGTGCATCTGGTACTGGCGGGTGCTGATCCGAAAGGACGGGACGAAGGGCAAGACCAAGGTGCCGGTGGTCCCCGGAACGGGACGGAACGTCCGCGTCAACAGCCTGGAAGGCATGGCCGGTTACGACCGGGCGGCGGTGGCGGTGGAGCTCGAGGACGCCGCGGGGGTTGGCTGGCGGATGGAAGGGGATGTTGGGCTGGCGGCGCTGGATCTCGACCACTGCCGCGATCCAAAGACAGGGAAGATCGATGCGTGGGCGCTGGCGATCCTGGCGGCGGCGCCAGGGGCTTATTGGGAGGTGACGCCCAGCGGAACGGGGATACGGATCATCGGACGCCTGGGAGGGCCTGGAGGGCCTCCAGGGGCGTTCCAGGGACGGTTACGGGTGAAGGCATGGGTGGATGGTCTGGGGCCTGACAGCGCCGAGGAACGGGCCTGGTGGGGCGAGGGGACCATCCGGGCCGGCGCGGCGGTGGAGATATTCCACGCCTGCGCCCGGTTTTTAACGGTCACGGGATGGAACCCGGCCGGGGATTGCACGGCCGATATAACGCCCGTCGTGGAATGGCTGATGGAGCGGGCGGAGCAAGGGCGGACCATCGAGGGGAAGGTGGAGCGGGCCGATGACGATGGGCTGTCGCTGCGGGGGCATATCGAGGACGCCGTCGCGGCCCTCGGGGTTATCCCGAACGAGGACGTGGGGTGGGATGACTGGTCGAAGATCGGAATGGCCGTCTGGGGCGCGACGGGCGGGAGCGAGGACGGATACGAGGCATTCAGGGAGTGGTCGGAGAAGTCGGGGAAACACGACGATGGGAGTTGTCGCGAGCGGTGGGATCACTGGATGCGTTCGCCGCCTGATCGTATCGGGATCGGGACGTTGCTGTATGAGGCCAACAAGGCGGATCCGGAGTGGGTAAAGCCCTCGCGGAGGGGGAAGGGGGAGTCGGGAGCCTCGGGGATCCCGGATGGTGGTAGCGGCCCGCTCACCGAGGGGAGAGTGGCGGACGCCTTCACCCGTGCTCACGCGGACCAGCTCCGGTTCGATCACACGAGGGGACGGTGGTCGCTGTGGGACGGGACACGGTGGCGGAGGGAAGAGACGAAACTGGCCTACCGCTGGGCGCACGCGGAAGCGCGGAAGATGGCGCGAGGCGGAAAGAACAACGTGGTTGTCACCGCTGGCAAGGCGGCGTTCGCGGCGGGAGTGGAGCGGCTCGCCCAGGCGGGAGAAGCATTCGCGGTTACCCATGAGGTGTGGGACGGCGACGCGTGGCTGCTGGGCACGCCGGGGGGCGTCATCGACCTGCGGACGGGGCGGATGCGCCCGCCGCGGCCGGAAGACTACATCACGCGCCTGACGGCGGTGGCGCCCGCCTTGGGGGAGGATTGTCCCCTCTGGTTGAAATTCCTCGAGGAAGCCACCGGAAATGATCCGGGGATGATCGGATTCCTCCAGAGATGGTTCGGCTACTGCCTTACCGGGATCACGCGGGAACATGCCCTGGTGTTCATCCACGGCGACGGCGGGAACGGAAAGGGAGTGGTGATGAACACCATCTTCGGAATCCTGGGGGATCACGCCGTCAACGCGGCCATGGAGACGTTCACCGTGACCCGCGGGGACAAGCATTCGACGGATTTGGCCATGTTGGACGGGGCGCGGATGGTCATGGCGTCGGAGGTGGAGGAAGGGCAGACCTGGGCGGAGGCGCGGATCAAAGCGGTGACCGGGGGAGACCCGATAACCGCCCGTTTCATGCGCCAGGACAACTTCACCTTCACTCCACGGTTCAAGCTGACGATCAGCGGCAACCACAAGCCGGCGCTGCGGGGCGTGGATAACTCCACCCGCCGCCGGTTCAATATCGTGCCATTCACGCGCCGGCCCGCCGTGCCCGACCCGGAGCTGTCGGAGAAACTGAAAGCGGAATGGCCAGGCATCCTCCGGTGGATGATCAATGGGTGCCTGGAATGGCAGCGGGTTGGGCTCGGGGCGCCCGCCTCGGTCGCGGCGGCGACGGATGATTATTTCGAGTCGCAAGATTTCTTCGGCCGGTGGATCGAGGACCGATGCAACCTTGGTTGGGGCCTCAAATCCACGCCGGCGGCGCTTCTGCGCAGCTTCGAGGACTGGTGCAGGGAAAACAGGGAAGAGATGACGGACAGCCGCCGTTTGAGGGGGGCGTTGGAGAAGGTCAAAGGGGTTTACTACGTAAAAACCGATGGAATCCGCCATGTTAGCGGGATTGAACTGAAGGGGACGACGGCCGCCAAGGATGATGCCGCGACAGATAAGGCCCCCGGAGACTTTTGACATTACGCAATTACGGGCAGGGAAGGGCGGGTCAAATACATGAGGCTCTACACCCATGTGCGCGCGCGCACGTGTGAACACTATTGTATATGACCCGCCCTTCCCTGCCCGGAATTGTTGAAAGATAAACTATGACCCTCATTCTTGGGATCGATCCCGGCGTGAATGGCGCGGCCGCGCTGATACGAGTGGAGGCAGGCATCATCGCCCGATGCCATATCGGGCCGGTCATTCTGACGCTCCCACTCCCGGCGGGTCTCATTGTCGTCGAAGCCCAACACGCGAGCCCCCAAATGGGCACACGCTCGGCCTTCACCCTCGGGCAGGCATATGGGGCCGTGCGGGGCTTCCTGGCGGCGTCGGGTCATCCGGCGATCGTCTATGTCCAGCCGGCGGTATGGCGGGGCTCCTACGGGCTCGCGGGAGGCGCGGCGGGCAAACAAGCCGGCGTCGCCATGGCCAGGGATATCCTCCAACAGCCCGATCGATCCCTGACGCACGACCAGGCGGATGCGGTCTTGTTGGCCTGGTGGGGCTGGCGGAATGTGATCCAGAAGTAGTGAAGGCCCCTTTCGGGGCCTTTCTGGTTAAAGAGGATTATTCGCGAGCGTCTCACGGGCTCGCGCGTAGCGGGCGAGGGCTTTCCGGTAATCGTCGCGCGCCGTGTCGCGCCGACAACGCAGTGCCTCGTTTTCCCGGTCATACGTTCCGGCGGGGACATGGCCGCGCGCTTCGGCGCGACGGTTGAGGGTGATTCGGTGTGTCGCTTCCTCGGCCTCATCGGCATGGCGCGCCATGGCCAGAACAGCGGCTGAGACGTCGCGGATAAGCGCGTTATTGTTGCTCATGCCGCCGCCCCGTTTTTCTTGAACACGATGCCGGCGCGGCGTTTCGCGGCGCGCGCCTGTGTGGAATGGTTTGGGATGACAATGTTCCGCTTTCCCTTGCCCGCGGTCCCCGAACAGAGCTGGCAATGGTCGCATGTGGTCGCCTTGCCACCTTCCTCCGATGCCGGGCAGAGCGACTCGGTCGCTTCCTTCGTCCAGCCAACGGCGGGGGCGACGCGGAACGTACGCCAGCCGGCCGCCTGAGCCTCGGCCGCTTCCTCGAGCGTATCAACGCTGGCCATCACGTACGCCTTCAACCAGGCGAAGCGGCTATCCTTCCACTGATGGGTGTAACCGGTCCGGCCGGCACTCTTGCTTACCATGGCCTCCCAGATCCGTTGGGGGACGGCGGCTGGATCACCATACGTGCCGAAGCGGATCAGCAGGTCTTCGAACGCATCGGCCAGGTCTGCTTCGGCGCAGGTCTCATAATGATCACGCGTGTGAGCTTTATAGACAACGGAAACACCTTGCCCAAGGCTCACATAGCACTCACGCGTGCCTTCAACTCTCATACCCTCGTCATCGCGCAGACCCTGATGTCCGCAACCGCCGCAAATGGCCTTGTCCGCGCCGGTACGGGAAGCTTCAACCGGATGCATGTCATCGCGGAGGATATAGGTTTGCAGCAATTCCGCACCTGTCTTCTTGTTTGACGATCCCTTGAAGCCGGTCACGATCATGACGATCGGCTCGCCGGTTAGCATTGATGGTCCCTGATATACGATCATGACTGTTTGTCCTGTTTGACTGTGTGAGCTGTTTGACTGCTTGACCCGACTTATATGGACTTGTTGCGTTCATGGTCAACAGGTATTTTGGGGTCGGACGAAGATAGTTGGCGATGCGGGTCTAATGTGGTATCGGGATACTCAGTATAAATAAAGAGACAGAGTCCCTTGGCTGCTTCTGGTAACAATCTTGAACAGAAACGGCGAGTTCCGCCGAAAGCATGGAAGCCCGGACAGTCTGGCAATCCTTCTGGTCGCCCCAAGGTTTACAAGGATATTCAGGAGCTGGCGAAGGTTCACACACCGGCGGCGATCGCCGCGCTGGTGTTGTCGCTGCAGGACGAACGAACGCGCGTGCCGGCGGCTGTCGCCTTGCTGGATCGCGGTTGGGGCAAGCCCTCGCAGTCCCTTGATATAAACAGCAATTCAACCATTGAACTCCACTTAGTGGCGGCTCGGGCTATCTCTCAGACTCTGATCGATCAGCAGTCAACGCCAGATATCCCAACGATTGAGTCCACATCTACAGATATGCCAACGGAATGATAGTGCAATGAACACGCATCTAATCATGGAGTGTGTCCGCATACGTCCGTTTGGAGAGGTGGCCGATGACAATCATCAAGCCACAATCAGCATGATCGCGCGATCGGGCGCATACGCGCGTGCACGCGCCCAGGCGCGCGGGCGGGCGCCCGCCCCCCTGCCCGCGCGTGTGGCGATGGCACTGGCACCCCTCTTAAATTTCCCCACACCATTTTCAAAACACGTTACGAAAAAGCAACTTCTCTGATGTCCATTGGCATCATACAGCGTATCGAAAGGCTCTTAAGGGTTCTTCCCCCCGCGATGTTATTTTTGTTCCTGCTTAACATCGTTTTCATGGGTGTCGTGTTGTTCGTGTTCTCTCACAATACCGAAGCCCGCAATATCTTGTTGCAGGCGATCATCGATAAGTGCCTGGGCCGATGAGCACCACCACCACCCTCGCCACGAACCCGTTCCACGCGGCGATCGAAAAGTATGCCCGCGCGCCGATCGCCTTCGTGCGGGATATTCTGGGTGTGGAGCCAGACCCATGGCAGCTGGACGCACTGCGCGCGGTGGCGCGCGGGCATACCCGCCTGGCCATTCGCTCGGGGCATGGCGTCGGCAAGACCTGCTTCGCCGCGTGGCTGTGTGTATGGTTCATCTGCACCCGCGCGCCGTTCAAGGTCGCCATAACCGCGCCGTCCTCGAGCCAGTTGTTCGACGCGCTATGGCCCGAGTTCATCAAATGGTTGAACATTCTTCCTTCCGGCTGGCGCGATCTGTGGGATATTCGCTCCGATCGCGTCACGCTCAAGGCCGATCAGGAATGCTTCGTCACCGCGAGAACCTCGAGACCCGATACGCCGGAAGCAATGGCGGGGCTGCACTCAGCGCATATTCTTCTCATCGCCGACGAGGCCAGCGGTATCCCCGAATCGGTCTTCGAGGCCGCCTCGGGCTCGATGTCATCGCATGGCGCGATAACCCTTCTGATCGGTAACGCGACCAGATCGACCGGCTTCTTCTACCGCGCCCACATGATGGAGCGGGACCGTTGGTATACCCAGAAGGTCTCCTCGGCCTCTTCCAAACGGGTCACCTCGGAGTTCGTGGACGAGATCGCCAATCGCTACGGCATGGACTCGAATGCTTTCCGCGTTCGCGTTCTCGGCGAGTTCCCGCTCGCCGACGATAATACGCTTATCGGCGCCGACCTCGTTGACAGCGCCATGCTCCGGGATATCGAGATCGACCCCCTCGCCATCGAGATCTGGGGCGTCGATGTCGCGAGATTCGGCACCGACGCTTCCGTTCTCGTGAAACGAAAGGGGCGGGTCGTTACCGAAATGCCGCGCGCCTGGCACGGCCTGGACACCATGCAACTGGCCGGCGCCATCAAGGCGGAGTGGGATATCAACACTTCCAACAATCGCCCTTCCCTCATCTGCATCGACGTGATCGGTATCGGCAGTGGCGTCGTCGATCGCCTGCACGAGCAGAATCTGCCCATTCTCGGCGTCAATGTCTCCGAAACCGCCTCAACCACTGGTAGATACG